GCTTCGGATCGACTGGCAAGGTGAAGGCCGAGAGCAAGGACGACATGCGTCGCCGTGGGCTACGGTCTCCCGACTTGGCCGACGCGGTGTTCCTCAGTTTTGCCGGGGACGCCGCGACGGCCTTGGGCACGCCGACGGGCAACTGGAGCCAGCCGATCCGGCGCAGGCTGAAGGGCGTGGCGTGATATAGCCAAAGGCGTGCCGATCTGGTAGCATGCCGCGAAACGCGGAGGCGAGCATGCAGGATAAACGCTTTTTGGGTCTTATGGACATGATCGACGGCGGCGGCATGGGTCGCGCCGGGTCGGAGTTCGAGGGCGGCCCGCTGTCGGGATTGCTGAATGCTCTGGGCATCCGCCCGCAGGGGTACGCGGATCGTATGGAGGCGGAGGCGATGCCTCGGTATCTGGCTGGCCCGGCCCCTGTGACGCGCCCGGAACACATGCCGATGGCAGGGCCGTCGCCGATGCAGGACAAATCGACCGAAGAGCTTGTGGCCATGATCGAAGCCGCCTTGGGTCGTGCGAACAACAGTAACGTCTACGGAACCCCGATCACCACGACGCCACTCATGGAAAAGCAGTCGCCCAACCGTTTCGCCCCGTCGTATTTCGGGATGGGTCCGCGCTGATGGCAATCACGGACAAAGCGGCCAAAGGGGCCAAGGAAGCTCTCGAGCTAATCATCGGCAAATCCAAGGCGGGCACAAAGGCCGCGCGGGTCATCCCGCCGCCGTTGCCGCCTCGCCCGCCTGCGGCCCCCACCATGATGGGCCACAACGGCGGCCCGCTTCTGGATATCCCGTACACGATGCGCGGCGACGCCATCGCGGCTGCTCTCGCCGGGCACCCGTCTGCACGCAGCATCATGCGCGGTGAGCCTAATATTGTCGGGTCCGGCGTCACGAACATCGGCTCGCAGAAGGCGACGGCGCTGGCCAGCCACACCAGCGGCGGCCTGCTTGATCCAGAGCTTTTGCCGCCCGTCCCGGTCGATATATCCAACTTCAAGGATTACACGCTGATGGGCATCGTCGGGGATAACTCCGGCCGCAAGCGTGTGACGGATGTCATGGGTGATCGTCTTCGCAACGCTGTCGATACGCAAGGCGGCTTCCAGTACATCGACCGTGGCACGCAGGGCTACGCAGGCGCGCAGACGGCCACGTCGTCGAAGCTGAACGAGGCGATGAAGACAGAGAACCCGCTCTACACGACCATCTTGATGAGTGAGCAGTCGCCAGACTTTGCCGTACCGACGTCCAAGATATTTAGCGAACTGATCGCCGCGTCGCCCATATCCAGCAAGAACGCGCCACAGATCAATGAGGCGATCCGCAACATCGGCGTCCCATACACAAAGGTGGTCAAGGAGAACGGGAAAGAGGTAAAGCTCCAATCGACCGTATACCCGTTCAAAGACTTTCAGGACATCTCGGTGCCCGGTTACTTTGAGGCCTACGTCGCGTCGTTGCCGTCCGGCACACAGCGCGCTGGCTTCTTGAAGGGTCTGGATAAGGCGGGCCTGCAAAAGCTGGGTCTGCCGAGGGTATCGGACGCCCGGCTTGCAATGGCCGACGAGGGGCAGATTGGCATGGATTGGGGATCGACCGGGTACAGGGTTTTCCAGCCAGATTTAAAGCGCGGCATGTACGAGACAACGCCCGATCAGTCCCTGACCTACTCGCACGGCATCGACAAGGTCGGCCCGGCCTACACGTTGACTGAAGGCAGCATGGGCATCCCGTACGCTCTCACCTTCCCAGATGTGTCATCGGTCCTGCGGGCTAAAGGCACTGGTGGAGGCCTTGAGATGTCATCTGCGGCCTATAAGGTGTTCGAGGGCAGCCCAAAGCGCGCGAAGCAGCGTGTGAACGACATGGTTATCGACTTGGTGTCAACTTTCCGTGGCATTGAGACCCGCTTCGGTCGCGAGGCTGCGATGCGGTTCGCCGCAGACACCGTCAAGGACATAAAGGTCACGCCAGCGATCATTGAGGCCGCGCGCAAGGCAAACGCCCCGAACTGGGTCATCGCGGCAATGGCCCCCACGACTGGCCTTCTGTCAATGTCGCCGGAGGAGGCGGAAGCCCAAGAGGCACCGCGCGCGAAGAAGGAGAAACGCTGATGGGAAAGGCCCCACGCAAGCCAGATCCGCGCAAGCAGCTTGAGCGCAGTTATGACCGCCTGTACGCGCTGTATGAGAGCGGCGAGATCAGCCCCGAAGACACGGACAAGCTGTATGATCTGGACGCGCAGTTGCGCCCCGGCTGGGAAGCGCAGGCCGCTCGGGACGAGGCTCAGTCTCAGCCGATGATGTACGACCCAGATGTCGGCGTGCCTGATCTCGGCATCTTGCCCGTCGCAGACCCGCTTTACCAAAAGGCGCGTCGGTTGGCGGAAGACTATTTGCCGTACCAGATCTCTAACAATCTTTTCGGTCGCCCGGCATCGCAGGACTTCTTGGACCGCGAGGGATTGCTGGGCATTACTGGCGTGAACCTCGCGACGCGGCTCATTGACGCCCCGCGAAATTCGGCTCTCGGAAACCCGTCTCAGGCGGGCGCAGATCTCGCGATGGGAACCCTTGGCCTACTTGGTTTGGTTCCCGGCGGAAGGGCTGCAAAAGAGGTTGCGGAGGGCGGCGTGAACGCTGTTCGCAGGGCAGTGGCAGAGCCGCCGCAGCGTGTGAGGGATTTCTTGGCTAGCGAGAGCGGGGCGATGCCAATGCCGTTTGCCTCGCAGTCTGACCCAGCCATAGATCAAGCCGAAGAAGTGCTTGGCCTTCTGCGCTCGGGCCGCGAAAGCGAAATTACTGAACAGATGCTCGACATGGGCGACCCCGTGTTGAACGCGCGGTTGAGCGAGCATCTTTACCGCAATTATGATCTGCCGATGGACTACGAAAGCCGAATGGCGCGGGCGGCAGAGATGGGCGCGCTGGATGAATATCACGGCACGACCACTGGGTCGGAAATGCGATATCCTCGCGCTGATTTTGGTTCCGGCACCCGAAAGGGAACGGGCTTTTTTACGTCCAGCAACCCATATGTCGCAAGTAGCTACGCAGATCCATCATTTGGGTCAGTGTTCCCGATGATGAACGCAAATCCTCCAAGCGGACTGGCGTCAATCGATGCCGCTGGTGATATCTGGAGCCAAATACCGGGCGAAGCAACCGTATCACGTCGCGGCGCGGAGTTCCCCGTGTCTTCCTATGCCTCTGGCCCGGCCGACATGGGTGGCGTCTTCAACACCAATCAAATCGCGCGCGGCGCGGCGATAGAGGGAGACGGTGGCGTAAGGTTCCTCAATCTTCTGGATCGCAGCATTCACCTACCGAGGGTCAAGGATGACCCTTCTGTGATGCGAGAGTTTCAGGAAAAATCTTCCGTCCCATCAACGGTGACAACGCGGCAGGACACGCGAGGCATGCGCTCCCGCTTCGCCCGGTTCGACCCGCGCCTCGCGCACCTTCGCAACCTTAACGCCTCGCTGGCCGCCGCAGGCATCCCGCTCGGCCTTCTCGCCATGCAGCCCGAAGAGGAGCAATACTGATGCCACTGAAAAAGGGATCGTCCGCGAAAACAATTTCTGCTAACATCCGCGCCGAGATGAAGGCGGGCAAGCCGCAGAAGCAGGCCGTGGCCATCGCGCTGAGTAAGGCCGGGAAGGCCAAAAAGGGGAAGTCGAAATGAAGAAGCCGACCGCGAAATTCATGCCCTGCAAGGGCTGCCCGACACCCGCCAAGTGCAAGGCTATGGGCCGCTGCATGATGAAGGGCAAGAAGTAATGAGCACCAAGACGTGCTACAAGTGCAAGAGGGAGCAGTCTGTTGTCTTCTTCTTCAAGCACCATCAGACCTCTGATGGTTTGCACTCGTGGTGCAAGTCTTGCTGCAAGGATGGCAACGAAAAGTCTCGAGCCAAGAAATACAGCACGTTCGAGGGTAGGGTGCCGACTTTTCTCGTGTCTTGCCGAACCAACGCGCGGAAAAGGCAAAATGAGTTCAGCCTAACCCCGTCTGATCTTGTTGACATGTGGAACGCTCAGGGTGGAATTTGCTGCTATTCTGGGTTACAAATGGAACTGCAACCCAACAGCCTATTTTCTGTGTCTGTTGAGCGCGTGGACAACTCGATTGGATACACGGTCGAGAACACAGTTCTTGTGTGCAAGGCCGTAAACAGCATGAAATCGTCGATGACAGGCGAGCAGTTTCTAATGTTTTGCCGCGCCGTGGCAGGCTGGATGCAAGACGAGGAAGGCAATGATGTGAGGTTTATGAAAAATGGCTAAATCAGGACTGTACGCAGCGATCCACGCCAAGCGAGAGCGCATCAAAGCCGGATCCGGCGAGACCATGCGGAAGCCCGGCACCAAGGGTGCGCCCACGGCGTCAGCCTTTAAGGCGTCTGCCAAGACGGCCAAGAAGGGCAAGAAATGACCATTGCAACGTACGCAGATCTGCAAACATCCGTCGCGGACTTCCTGAACCGGGAAGACCTGACGTCGGCCATCCCGACCTTCATCAAGCTGGCCGAGGCCCGCATCAGCCGGGATCTGCGCCACTGGCGCATGGAGACGCGCTCGACGGCTGAACTGGACACGCAGTACAGCGCG